CGACCTCCTAAATGGTTCAACAATAATATTACAAAACCCATTTTATCTTCTCTTGCAAAAGCAGTAAATGATGCAGCGAGTCTACCAAGAACATTAGCGTTTAATGATGAATATGGTTGGACAGATGCTCTTGCTGAGGGTGCAGAAAGAATATTAACTAAAGAACTAAACCCTAATATGGTTGCAAGTTTAGGACAGGCTAGTAATAAAGATAGAGGCCTGTCTGAAAGAGTTGCCATGGTTGATGATTACCAATTAGTGGTATCAGATGATTTATTTGAAGGAAGAAGAACTCCTAAAACAGTAAGAGATAAAGATGGTTTCTTGATACAAGATGAAAAGATTGTTAAAGAAGTTATAGATAAGTACGAAGAAGATCCTACAAAGTATGAGGATGAACAACAATATAACTTTGAAGGTGCATTACCAAAATTTGTTGGAGTAATGGCTGACTTAGGTATCTTAATGTTTGGTACTAAGGGATTAGGTACAGGAGTAAAAGCAACAGGAACTCTTGCTAAAGCAGGAGGTTTAACAAGGACAGGTAATTATTTATCCAAGTCTAATGTTGCAAATAGAATAGGTTTAACTGGTGCAGTAACTGGACAAACACATAATCAATTATATACCGAGGCAATCAAACAAGGGTTATCTCCTTCTGAGGCATCAGCGTTTGCAGTAACTGGATCATTGGCTGTTGCAACAATAGCACAGTTTAACCCACAGTTTTATTTAATTGGTGAGAAAAAAGCAGCCCAAGCACTAACAAGTAGATATATAAATTACTTAGCAGCAGGAGGAAAGGAGTCAAAAAAGAAAGCCTTTGGTTATGCAATGCGTGAAGTATTTGGTCAGGGTAAAAGAGAAGCGTTTGAAGAGTTGGCAGAAATTCCTGCACTTAATGCTGTAAGAGGTGGTTTCAACGAATTCCTTACTCCAGAAAAACAATTTGAAGTTAACTGGTCAAGAGGAGAAATAGAAGAGTCTGCTATATTTGGATTTGCAGCAGGTTTCTCTACAGGGCCAATGAACATTACAAGCCAATCTGCACTACAGCAACAAGCAACATACGCTGCATATAAAGCAAAAGATAAATTCTTCAAAAGAACTGACGAGTTGGTAGGTAAAGAGTATATGGATCCTGAGACTGGGAATATGTTAAACTATACTCAAGAACAAGCAGATGCTACTAAGACTAAATTTAGTAACCTATTTAAACAATTGGATGCTGCTAAAGGTAATACAAAATACTCTGAAGAAGTAGAAACTAAATTATTAAGTTTATTACAAAGGTCTGAAGCGATAAAACAAAATAGGGATCTGGCACTTGGCAACCCTGCGTTATTAGAAGTATTGGATGCACAGTACGCAATTGTTAATGATGCAATCGCTAAAGTATTGCAGGATAATAGAACACCAGTTAAACCAGAAAAATACGAAAGAGAAAAAGCCACAGATTCAAAGGGTAATCGTCTAGATGCAGAAGGTAATATAATGTCTTCAGAAGCAACTCCAGAAGTTAATGAAGAAGTAGATAGTGCAATTGATGAGGCACTAAATAATGATTCAGAAAACGTATTAGATGGTAGAGTTAAGCCAGAGGCTAAACCAGAGGAAGATGTAGAATTAGAAGTAAACGAAAATACTACAGAACAAGAAATAGAGAATATAGCAAATGAAGGATCTAAGCAAGGACGAAAGCAACAAGCAAAAAACATTGGAGCAAAAGTTGAGGGTGACCAAAAAGTGGAATCAGAAATTAACCCTGAAACCAAAACTGAACCACCAGTTGATACTAAAACAACTAGTAAAACTGGAGCAGTAATAGAGCCAGGTGTAGTTAAGATAGAAAGCCAGAAACAGTTTGAGGCATTGGAAAATGCTCTAAGGAATGAGGATATAACTGATGAAGAACTAGAGCAATTAGGTTTTAAAAGAGAACCATACTATGATCCTGGCAATGATATGCAAAGGACACATAAGAATTTAAAAATAGATATTACTAGTACTCCAGTCTTTGAGGAAATAAATCTAAAAGGAAAGCCTACAGGGAAAAAATACCATAGACTATTCAATTCTACACAGAAAGGTGTGGGGTACTATGTACCAGTAGGAAAAGAAATTTACTTAGATGATCGTGGCACAACAAGACCAACTGATGTAGAGGGTAATAAAATGGGTGATGGAACATATATGTCAGACAGTATGTTTGCCCAACCAGAAGGTACTCAAACAAGTACAGAAACAAATCCAGAACCTAAGAAGCCTTTATTTACTAAGGATGAGTTATCTACTGCAAAAGCAGATCAAAACTATTTAGACCCATTAATTAAAAGATTAAAAGAAAACTTTCCTGGTGTAAACATAGAGATGGATGCGGAGGCTGTAGAGCAGTTAGCATTAAGTCAAGGTGTATCACCAGAGATGGCTAAAAAAGCAAGAGGCGTTTATGATGCTACAAACAATAGAGTTTTAATAAACCCTAAGACAGCAGGTAAAGATACTCCTATACATGAATTTGCTCATGTATGGACAAGAATTGCTAAAGACGAAAGACCAGAACTTTGGAAAAAAGGGATGGAGTTAATGAAAGATAGTCCTATCTATAAGAAATTAAAAGAGCAGATAGCACAAAATCCTGATTTACAAAAAGTATATACTGAAGATAAGATTCTAGACGAGGCACTTGCAGTCGCAATAGGACAGAGAGGTGCTAAAATATTTGAAGATCAACAGCAGGAAACTATGTGGAAGAACTGGATACAAGAGTTCTTCGATTTTATTAAAGATAAATTTAATGTACAAAGTGAGGGTGATATTCAGAACCTTACATTAAGAGAGTTTATAGAACTAGCAAGTACAGAAATACTTACAGGTGATAAGGTTGTACCTGCAAGACAAAAACTCGAAACGTTAAATAAAAATATAGAAGTAAAATATAATAAAGAGGGTGACCTTGAGATTATAAACAAGAAAACAGGTAAGCCTGTATCTAAACCCACAAGAAGAAAGGTAGAACAGGAAATCATTAAGATGAATGAGTTGCCTGCTGAATGGGTAGACGCAGGAACAACTTTATATGAAGCACTACAAGAGGATAAGAATAATAGAGAAGGTTTTTATGACCCTGTTGAATCAGCGTTTATTGGTTACAAAGTAAAGAGACAATCTTTTATAGACAACTCAGATGTAAACAACATAACCAATACTCTAGCAAGAGGGTGGCTCTCTAACAAGAAAGGTCAAGGGTTAGATGTTATTGCCATGGAAATTGAAGGCATGGTTTACGGTGGTGAATACAACGCTAGTCAACCGAGAGTTGAGGTTCAGGACTTAGTAGATATAATGCTTAAAAACCCAGGCAACTACTTAGCAGTACCAGAACAGGTTAAAGATGCAAAAGATAATTTCATGGAGGTTACAGGTATGTATCCAACAATGAAAAACGCTGAGGCAATCAAAGATAAAATTTCAGATTCTAACTCTAAGTTAGATGAGGTTTATGATGAAGACTTTCTTGATCAAGATATACAGAACGATGAGGGTGAGTTGCCATTCCAGTTATCTTTCCAAGCGAACTTTGTAGACCCTATGACTGGTCTAAGTTATTCATATGATAAAAACTCAGACACCTTTAAAGCACTAGAGGCAGCAGGTTTTATAACTAAGAATAAAACTTTAAGAGATTTCTCAGATAAGAATATGGTTTTACATACTCCAGACTTTGCATTTTCTGGTAGTATAAGTAAAGATGGAGATTTAATTGTTGAAGGAAAAGGTGGTATGTACTACCCTATTAAATTTCATCAAGCAGGTTTCTTCTGGGCATCAACTGAAGATGGTGCTAGTTCATTGGTTAGATCCCTTAACCAATCTTTAGCGAAAAATAAAGATGGTAAGGTATACATGGGATTAGTTACTGCAACACCTAGCAAACTGCTATCTTCAACTACAGCAGCGAATGGAGTGGTAGATGTATTTATGTCTCCTACTTTCCTTAAAGGTCTAGGAATGACTGAAAGTCAGGTTACTAGATCTCTAGTAAATGCTGCTAATTTTTCAACAACTAAAAATGTAAAAGACAATAAGGGAAATATTAAGCAGGTAACAACAGGACTAAGAGCAGGTGTATCAGCAAAAGCAAATATAGAGGATACATTAAAATTAATCAGAACTAAACTTGCATCAGATAAATCTTCCTTTGAGGATAGAAAAGTATTTGTAGAATCTTTCTTAGGAAGGGTTGCAAAAAGAATTAACCCAAAATCATTAGATCCAAAAACTGGTAAAATGAAATTTGTTAACTCTAAAAAATCTATTGCAACAAATAAAAAGATTGTAAAATTCTTTAAAGAAAGTATAGGGTTTACGCAAATGAAAGCGACAGGTGGTAGAGTTTCACCTGCTAACCTAAAGGCTGCTGTATCATATATGTTAGGTGAGCCACTTTTAAGAAGTGAATCTCAAACAAATAAAATTTATGCTGTATTAGAAATAGATGGTAAAGTAAAACCAGTAAAGTCTGATGCACATGAGTCTTATCCTAAAGCAATTGCATCTGAGGGTGATGCTAGAACTAAATTACACATTCTAAAAGATAGAATGGATTGGAGAGATAATGTAGCAGATCCTGATACAGATACAAACATTGAAGTGGGGCGACCAAGAAATAAAGATGGTAAGCCAAGATCACATATACAAATACTACCTACAACTGTAGGATTATCTTATGCACCAGTAAGGGTGTTAAATCAATCAGAGAATCCTGGAATGTCATTTCAGTTAAATACTGATACTAATAAAAAACAGATATCTGAAAGCATAACAAGACTTAAAGAGCAAGGTAAATTTACAGAACAGCAGTTAGTCGATTACTACCATAGAAGATTCCCTGACGTATCTAAAAAAGAATTAGGAGAAATGTATAATGGTAAGGTGCCAGAAGATTCTCCAAGATCTGAAAAAAGAAAATATACTAATAGACTAGAAGAAGTATTAAGTGAGCAAACTTTTGAAGAATTATCTGAAGAAGCAAAAACTTATATTCCAAAAAGAAATAATATAACAGAGGCTGAGGCTGATGCTATGTTTGAAGGACTAGGCTTAGAAGATGCTATAGTTGTAGTGAAATCTAATCCTGAATATTTATTACCTGAAGTTAGAATTGCTCTAACCAATAAAGTTGTAATGGAGTTAGAGAAGAAGGCTCAGCAACTAAGAGCAGAAGGAAAAGACTCTGAGGCTAATCTAATATCAGCATCTATAAACAGTATTGTTGAGGTTATCGCAGCAGAAGGAACAAAAGCAGGTAGGTTTATTCAAGCATTTAAATTATTAAAAGCATTAAGTGCAGATAGAACGGTTTCTCTAGTAAACAAAAAATTAAAAGAGGCAGGCAAACAACCTTTAACAAAAGAACAAGAGGCCGAGTTAAAAAGATTAAAACAAGAGTCTGATAACGCAGCAGAAGGATTACCAAAATCTGAGGCGATGGCAAAACAATTTAAATACATTCAGAAACTTTTAGGATCTTCTTTTAAAGGTGTGTTTGAGGCGTATTTCTATGCTAGTATACTGTCGGGAATGACAACTCAATTGAGAAACATTATGGCTAACGTAATGTCTATAGGTAATGAATTAATTGTTACATCCATAAGAGAGGCTATTTTAGGAAATCCAAAAGCAATATTCCAAGCACCAATGGGAATGATTAAAGGACTTAGTAAAGGGTGGTTGAATGCTAAAAATATTTTACAAACTGGTATAAAGTCTGATAAGTCGAATAAGTTTGATAACCCTGCCCTACTTGAGTGGTGGAGATTTAATACTAATGAAACTGTTATAGGTAAACTATTACCTAAAAAAGTAACTGATTCAGCAGACTGGCTTTTAAATTCTAAGTTTTTACCATGGTCACCTAACTTTTTAAAATATGTTCAAAGAGCAATGGTTGCAGGTGATCAAATGTTTTTTCATTCTGCAAAAGAAATGCAAGCGAGAGCACTTGCAAATAGAATTAAAAGAGGTAAAGACGTAACACCAGAAGATGTTAAAAGAGCAGAAAGTATATTAGAACCTTCTCAAGAATTAAAAGACCAAGCAAAAGCACAAGCAATTAAAGAAGGTTTTAAGGAAGGCACTACAAGATATAAGATAAGGGTGCATGAATTGATTGAGGCACAAAGAGACATGACTATTCAAGGTCAGTCTGAAGACTTTGCTGCCAAAACAACTTTTAACTATGAGCCAGAAGGTGCATTAAGTTACTTATATAACTTTATCGTACAGTCAAGACAGATGCCAGGTATTGGCCCAATCATGACTACGTTTATTCCTTTTGCTAGAGTATTAACAAATGTATTTAATAGGTTCTTACACTATACTCCTGTAGGTGCTGTAACAGCATACAGAGGAAAAGTAAGAATAGCAAGTGGTAAAATTAGAACCCTGAGTACGGAAGAAAAAGCAGACTTATATATCAAGTCATCAATTGGTTTGTCTACAATGGCAGGATTGGTTGCATATTTAATGTCTCAAGCAGACGATGATGATGCTGTTCTAAAAATATCAGCAGCAGGCCCTTCTGATTTTAATAAAAAATATGAATTACAAAAGGCGGGTTGGAAACCATTTACTATTACAGTAGGTGATGTAAGTGTATCTTATCAAGATCATCCATTATATTTTATTCTTGCAGGTGCAGGTACTTTATATGAAAGTGATAAGTATGGTAACTCAATAGATGGTGAAGGTAACGCAGATCTATTCTCTTATGTAGCATTAACAACTGCGATGAGTATGCTACAACAATCATGGTTACAGGGCTTGTCAGACCTTGGTAGAATTTTAAATTCAAATGATCCTGCTAAAGCAATAGCAAATAAAACTTTTGGTGTTCTTGGTTCGGTTGCAATGCCTAATTTCCATAAACAACTGGTAAGACAATACATGGAAATAATGAGTGATCCAATTAAGGCAAGAAGAACAGGTACATTATCTGGTGCAATAGATCAACTGTATAGAGACATACCTATTGCAAACTCTGGACTATATGATATGGTAGATAATTTTGGTGATCCAGTTATTCCTAACCAGGGAGAAAAATTTGTTCCTTTAAGTTTAGACTTCGGAGAAAGAGGAGATCCATTAGTAAAACATCTTGTTGAAGAAGGAGTATTTGTAGGCTCTGCAAGAAACAGAAAAATTGAGGACTTTGAAACAGGCGAATCTAGATACCTAGATGGCGATGAGTATCAGGTTTATAAAATGGAATCTGCAAAAGCAGTAGGTAAACTACTTAGAGAAAATTATTCCTACTTAAAAACATTAAAAGGAGAAGAGTTAGGAGAAACTGTAAAAATGTATAAGCAACAAGCGAGAGAGGAAACACTATATGAGTTATTCTATTATGATAAATACAAAGAATTAACCAAGAAAAAATGAGAGAAATAAATGAAATAATTGTGCATTGCACAGCAACACCAGAAGGCAGAAAGGTTTCTGTTGAAGAAATAGACAGATGGCACAAGGACAGAGGATGGTCAGGTATAGGATACCATTATTGTGTTCAGTTAGATGGTAAAGTAAACAAAGGAAGAGATGTGAAAATTCCAGGTGCTCATTGTAAAGGAAGAAATAAACAATCTATCGGTATTACATATGTTGGGGGGTTAGATTCAGATATGAGTCCATGCGACACAAGAACGGATGCACAAATTGACAGTCTTAAATATCTAATTGGATATCTTTGTGCAAGTTATCCAGGGGCAAAAGTTTCTGGTCACAGGGACTGGTCATCTAAGGCTTGTCCTTCTTTTGACGCTAAAGAAGAATATAAAAATATATCAGAGAAATATGGAGGATAATAAAGGTTACGAGATTGCTGTATCAGAAAGGTTCAAAATTGGGCCATTAGTTGGATGGGCATTTTATTCACCAGACGAACATGGTGATTGGTACGAATTTAATCTTTACCTATTGTTTTTTATGATACATATAAAATGGTGGGATTTAGATGAAGAGTAAAGATGAAAGTATAAATAGTTTTTTAGCCAAAAATTGGTCAATGGTAGTTGGTCTATTGGCTGCGATATTTACAGCAGGAACTATCTTCGCACAATTCACCGCCCTTCAAGTAGAATTAACTACTCTACATGAAAGATTAGATAAGAAAATTAAAGTTATAAATCAATTAGAAGACAGAATAGTTGATATTGAGAAAGAACTACAATACGAAAAGGGATATCTAGAAGGTAAAGAAAAATAAAAATCATGAGTAATAAAAAACCAAAAAAAAAGTTTAAAGAAACTAAAGTTGGTAAGTTTCTATTAGGTTCTGGATCAGCCATCATAGATGTTGTAGGCGATTTGTTACCAGACTCTGGTGTAATGGGTGTGGTTAAAAATCTTATCGAAAAAGAAGATCCTAAAATATTACCTCCAGAAGACAAGGAAAAAGCAATGAAACTCTTAGAACTAGACATGATAGAGTTGCAAGAGGTGAGTAAGCGTTGGGATTCAGATATGAAATCAGACTCATGGCTTTCAAAAAACACAAGACCTATGACTTTAATCTATCTAACAGTTACCACATCATTATACATTATCTTAGATAGTCTAGATATTGCGTTTGATATTGATGAAAGTTGGGTAGAACTTTTAAAAACTCTTCTAGTTACAATTTATGTAGCCTATTTCGGATCGAGAGGATTTGAAAAATACAGTACAATTAAAAAAGGTTAAGATTCTTTATCTTCCTTATATATTTTATACCCTTGTTCCTTCAATAATTTAATAGCCTTCTTGATCGCTCTTTCATTCATTCTAAATTCGTGAAAAATTTGATTCTCAAATGCGTGATGTTTCATATTAGTATGTATTAGTTGTCGTTGTAAACCAACCATTCTTATCAGCACCTTCGTTTTCTTTAACCTCCTGGTCTTTCAACGCTATTATTAAAAGTATTAAATATCCTGTAAGATCTTTTACAGAATCTTCAGTCTTATCGTATATACCCTTCTGCTTTATTCTAGATATTTTATCATCTATCCTAGCACACAAAGATTTTACCGCATCGCCATCACTAAAAATATTGACTGGATTAGTTGCACTATCTCCGTAGTCTTTATTTTTAGAGACGAGAAGGCTGATGATTTCAGCACCAACCCTCTCAATTTTTTCTCTAGTATCCATATTAGAATGGTGCAGTTTCATCTTGGTTAACAAAACTTTCTACTTTTTCCTCATGGCTTTTTGAAGGAATATTACCATCTGCATATGTAATTTTCCATGCATTAGCATTAGCAGTTCTTAACTCTCCATTACGGTCTGTGTAACTTCTTAGGTTTACTGATACTTTTACTTCATCATTTTCTTTGTATGCAGTAAATAGGTTTGCTTTTGCACCAATAGCCTCCACTGGGTAGTCTACAGGATACTCTCCTCCTAACGTAAGTGTTAGGGTTCTTTTCTCCAGATCTCCATTTTTAGTCTGGATTGTCATCGCATCAGATATTGTTTTGATGCGGCCTTGTAATTCAATTGAATTGCTCATAATTATTATTTAAAAGTGTTATATATATTCAGAGGTGTTGATTCCTCTTGCCTTGAGACATTCAAGGACTTGTTTTATTATATAGTTTACATAGTCTAAATCCTTTTCTAGTTGTTTATCTAGTTGTTTTAATTTCTTTTTTTCTTGTGCTGTATTGTTTACACAGATGATTTTTACATGATCTGTGTTATGTTTTTCTAACAACCTATCCATTTCTGGTATTTTTAAAATCTTGTCTGGCATACAATTTTATTAAGGCGTATTAATTATTTTATTTTGAATTAGCATCTCTATTAATTCCATCATATCTTCCTTATAAAGAATGCAATATTCTTTCCCTCCTGGTGCTTTATGAAACACAATAGGAACATCTGTTGGTTTTATATCCATGTCGCTTAGGACTTTTTTATACTGAGGATTTCTTTTGTAACATTTTGCCTGGACAGCAAAATCTCCAGTATTCATAAGGTCAATACCCTTATCATCTAACATTTTAGATCCATACCTAGTTGTTACACAATCTGTAAATCCTAACTTTTTAAAGTCTTTTACTAATTGTCTTTCGTAATTGTGCCCTTTATTTCTGTTTGTGTTTGCCATATACATTAAAATCTTTATAAACATAAACCGCTTTGCGTTTTACAAATGCTTTTATGTCTTCATATTTAACTGATTTATCAAAACCTCTTAGTAAAAGGTAATAATCCTTACCTAAACCATTTGGTCTAATAAAATACTCTTCTTTGTTTGGAACTATTTCTTCTAGTTTTGCAGGTCTCAGTAAGTCTACGCCTTTCTCAAAAGGTTTTTGCTTTCCTACCTTGCCTCCATACCTATTGTTTTCCCAAACTACCCTATATAATATTTGCTCATTCTTGACCATTAAACTTTGCATACTGCCCGCCATGAGTTGTGTTGCTATACTCATTATAACAAGTTGTTTCTAAATTATACTTGAATTCCTGCATACCAGTCTTTCCAGTAAACCTCCATCGTACCTTCCAAACGTGCACTTCGACTAGTTCATTCTCAAAATCTCGGTACACAGTAATTCCATTATCTACTTTATTAAAGAAATGGGAAGACCCACTTACACTATACCCACTTGCAACCTCTACCTTACCATTCTCTTTCTTTAATTTTTGTGGGTGAGCAACTAATATCACTCCACAATCATAAGCCTCTTTAAATATTTTTATCTTAGATAATTGTAATCCAGTATACTGATGCTCATTCATCCCTCTCTCAATCTTATGCTCAACAAATGCCCAGTTATCTATAATCAAGCAATTGATACCCATCTTTTTGACCAACTCTTTTCCTTTGTTTAATATCCCCTCTACTGTAAGGTCATTGTCTTTTAAATTTATAAAGTAGAAATGCTTATTAATAAAATCAATTGCAGGATCTAATTCTTCTGGCTGTAAATTTGTAGCAGAGCCTTTACCAAACTTTTTACCGCTATACTTTTCAATTAATTCAGCAACATGAACTTTAATTGGCTGTTTCTCAGCAGAAAATATTCCAAACTTCCATCCTTGTCTTGCCAACTCTACAATAACTTGATCTACAAAAGAAGATTTACCATGCCCTGGAACTCCAGTAACTAAAGTAAATTCACTTGGTCTCCATGACATCAATTTGTCAAACTCTTTATAACCTATCTCATCACCTTTTGGCATTCCATGGTTATACAGGTTGTGTATTTCTTTACGAGAATCTGATGCCTTACTTACGCCTTCTAGTGGAAAAGGCTTTGCATTATCTAAACATTTAACTAATTCAACACTTCCATGTTTAAGTAAGACATCGTTGGCATCCTTACATCCTTCTGGAAAGTTTACTAACCAGATCCTGTCTTTGCCAATTCTTCTCGATAATTCGTCTCTTAATTTAATTCCAGGGGCATCATTGTCTAATGCCAAGTATATTTTTTCTTTGTTTTCAAACTCCTCTATGCTGTTGTCTAGATATGTAAGGTTTTGATTACCAGTAGATGCTCCATTAGGTACAGAGCAAGCAAACATTAATTTACCTTGCTGTAATCCTGCCTCATAAAAAGCCATAGCATCAAACTCCCCTTCTGTTATTATACACCAAGATGCAGGTTTAATTAAATCTAAACCATACATTATCATTTCAGAACCTTTATTAAGTTTAAAGTTTTTCTGTGAATCTCTAAACTTGATATTTATTCTTCTACCTTTTCTAATATAATTAAATTGGATAACTGGTTTTTCCATCTGTACTTGTGGCATATACTCTACGCCTTCAGTCACTCCGAAATACTCAATTGTGCTATCACTTATCCCTCTGTCTTTGAAGAATTTTAGAACCTTATCAGATAGTGGGGATGCTCTTTGAACAGGCATCTCATATTCAGTTTTATATTCTGCTACGGATCCATTATCTCCACAGTGGTGGCAATAATAAGTACCAGTTTCAACCCAAACTCTTAGGCATTTTTCATTCCTATTCTTCTTCCTAGTATGAGAACACTTAGGACATTTGGTTTTTTGGGGGTCGTTCCCTCCATTAGACTTGACTTCAATGCCAAGTGCTTGCAGTTTTGATAAGTTATCTGTCATATTATTGCTACTCTCTTTCTATTGGGGGTGACCTGGTTAGTAGTCTCCCACTCTTTATATTGTATGAGATATTTCTCAACGAATTTATTACCGAAGATTACCTCTGGTGTAACAGAAGATTGATACTTTTCACTCCATTGCTCCTTACAGTAATCAAACACTTTTACCATTATTGAACCAGTAATTGGCTTACCATCAAACTTTTTAGCCAAAATACTTTTAAATCTTTTCTCGTATGTTCGTGCTTGGTAATTCTTCTTATATCTTTTATTTATATATTCTATCACATCTTTACATACAGTTTGATATTCAAGTGAAATTACTTGATCTGTTTCTGCAACAGCAATCCTAAACCACAAAGGTGTGGTTCTGTATTTCGGATGTGCCTTTGTTCCTATATTGTCTATTAAACCTTTTTCTCCTAACTCCGAAATATATCTACTCATAGTTCTGGATGAGGTGTTTAACTCAATACTTAAATCTGATAAGGTTTTATCACAATAATTATCTTGTGATGTATACTTATAAATTAAATCACATAACATATACGACAATGGAGATAAATCGTGTTTGCGTAAGACTTCATATATTACAGTTGTGCTTCTTATCATTTTAACAATAATTTATGATACCAGAGTTCTCTTTTCTTTTTATTCCTGTGCGACTCTAACCTACAATCCAGTTCTACAATTTGCCCTACCTTATATCCTTTTGCTTTATCTATTGAATCATCCCATGCATGGATTGCTAAGTAGGAGTTGTCTAGGGTTTCTATGATGACTATTTTGAATTGGTGATCTCCTTTTTCGCCACTTACCTCCTGGTCTTCTCCAATATGTCTAATCTTTCCGTTTACTTTTATGTTCATTTGATGTGTTCTTTTATAATTTCAGCAAGCGACACCGCTTTACCATGCCTATTTTTTATGTAGTTCATTACTAAACTAGTCTTGGTATGAAATCCTTTTGCAGTAACCCTGGGGTCTTTTGTGTTATAAAACTCATCCATTATAGAAAGAAACTTTCCTTCCATAAATTCTATGTTACTGATATCTTCAGATAAAAAATCTGCTATATCCTCTTTAGAATGCCCATACATCAATGCTATGCCAGTAAATATGCAAACACCAAAATAAGAGTTTCCTTCTATCACTTGATTTACCTCAAGCGTGTGTGGGTTTTTCACAGCCAAGTTTGCCAGAATTCCCTTTTTTATGTTTTCTAATTCCATGTTTTAAAATTTAGGTTTTTCAATATCCTTATATCTTACATTGAAGGTTTTTCCCCAAATAATCTTCCCTTTCTCACCAAAATCTACCTCTTGTGCCCCTCTATGAATCATCATTTGCTTGATAAGTTGCTGAGTAAGATTTTTATTTGCTTTTGCCTCTTTCTCATTTTCCCTGTGTACGATATATGCTTTTGTTAAATCTTCCAGATCATCATTACCATTAATCTTTACTCTATCAACCATTGCTTTATGTTTCTCTGAAAGAAACTGGTCAAGATCAATTTTATATTCTTCTTCTACAGAAGGCTCTAANTGAGATACCAATCTGTATACCTCGTTATTGTTCATTGCATCTCCTTCGAGTTCTATGGTTTGCCTTGCCTCTTGAACACTATTGTAGAACCTTTCTCCTTCCTCTATAATTGTTTCTTGAATGTTTGGGTTTGCCTCGATTGTAAAAACATCCATATGTCTTCCATCTTTTAAAAAAGCAAACTGACCATATGCATATTCAAGAACAAGCATATATAATTGTATTTGTGCTATATAGTATGGAGGAATTCCTCCTTCCCATTTATCTGCATTGTATCCAGAAATAGTTTTAATTTCTAAAATACCTCTTCCCTCCATCTCATCGTGCTGTACTATTTGTCTGTCTATGTTAGCAAACAAAAAAGGATATTTAGGATTAACAAATATAGAATTCCTTCTTATTGATTTTCTTAATTTGTTTTTAGACTGGTAGTT